GCTGCCTGTCTGCCGCCTTCAAGGGTTCCGGCTACGCGACGCTTGTAAATGTCCTCACGGGTCTGCTGCATGATGTCAGCGGCTCTCTGCTCGCGCTCAAAGGCCGCAATGCTTTCAAGCTGTAGGGCAGCAGCACTACCGCCTGCGGCCCCTCCTGCGCCCGCTGCGGCGGCCTGAGAGGATATTGCTTTCAATAGGCGTTCGCGGCGGAGGATTGATTCTTCGTTGGCTTTCAGGCTTTCTTGGAATGCTTGAGCTTTCATACCTTCAGCTTCTTGCGCGGCAGCAGTCCTAGCTGCGCCTGCGGCCTGTACGCCAGACAGAACATTAAGGCCAAGCGATGCGCCAGACATGAGCGTGCCGAGCGACATTGCTGGAGCCATGCCTGCCATCAATGCTTGTTGTGTCAGTGCAGTTCCCGCAAGGCCAAATTCTGCGGTTTGCGCCGCAAGCATAGTTGCCTGTGCCGAACTTGCTCCGCCTGCGGTTGAGAATAATGCTGCTGATGATGCGGGATCCATTATGAAATCTCCATTTCCAAGCTAAGACCCAGCAGAGTTAATGGGGCTGGGACATCTTGTGTAATTGTAACTTGTGCGGTCTTTGACCACCCAAATAAATATATATTCTTTTTGCCTGTATATGGCTCAACGGCAGTGCCTAATACGCTAGTGCCGAAAGTTCTAAATGGAATCGTATAATCGTTAATTTTTACGCCTAAAGATTCCTGCAAATATACCATGCAGTTTACGATGCGTTTTTCGCCATCGAGATTTGTGCCTGCTCCGGTGTCACCTTCTACAGGCATAGTCGTTACCGTAGGACGGAAGAACAGGCCAACTTCGGCAGAATCTACCGCTACGCGTTCAATCGTTACCGAGCCAGAGGCCGGAGTTACATTGTTCAGTACAGAATCGTCAGCGCGAACGCGGCATTCTTCGCCATTTAGGTGGCCTAATCCGGTCAAGGTAGCCGTTCCGGGGCTGGTATACAGCACCGAGCTATCCAAATAACTGTCTGTGGTTGGATCAACCTCTTCCAGATAATATTTAGTCACCCCATTAATTGTGCGCTTGACTGCGAAATAAACTTCGTCAACGAGCGTACAGATGCTCATGATTTCGCCGTCTGTTACCCAGCGAGACCATCCGGCAACATTTTGAGAGCGTAGAGTATTGAATACGCCGACAGTGCCGTCACCATTAACCAAATAAACATAGTTGGCATCTTCATTGGTTGTGCCTACTGAAATTGCCAAATCTACCGGATCATTGATTAGAACCGGAGCCAAAAGCGATGCGGTGTTGGAAATATAAGCATCTTCGGCAAACTCAAACACAAATTCACGCAAGGAGCGGCCAGTGCGCTGCACATAAATGGTCGCGCCGTCAATTACTTTTGGCATGATTGCCTTAGCGCCGTAGCCTGACTGACGTTTAATGGCAAGATTTTCCGGAGTGATCGGAGAAACCGGGACATAATATTCGGCACTGGCAGTAAAAATTTGCAGGTGACGGTTAGAGAATAGGCAATTAATTGAGTCGTATTGATCGACGTCAAGCGTCAATTCAATGCCCTGATCGTCGCGGGATTTGCCAAGGTCGAAGTTAAAAAACTCATTAACGCGGCTTCCCCAAACGGTAATTGGCAGAGATTTTGATCCGCCAAACCAAAGACGCGCTTCGTGGAAAATTACTGTGCGGGGCCATCCTCGTGTTGCAGACCACGCATCTTCTTCACGGGGAGACCCATCTGTCGTGGTTGTTCCGGAAATGGTTGCCGTGTAATCGCCGGAGGTAGAGCGGCCAGTAATCTGCTGCCAGTCCTTAGCATTAGCGCCAGACAGCGTGATTTCGTAAGTTGTGCCGGTCGTATGTGCTACAGCAACATCGCCATAGACGATATTTACGAGGTCGTTGATTGCCGTAGTAATACGATCTTCGTTTGTCCCGGTGTCGGATGAATACGCGATATTGTCCGTATCAATGCCGCCAACCGTTAGTTTGTAGTCCTGCCCTTCCGTGAAGCTATTGAAGGTGATTTCTTGCACTTCGCTAGTTGGGGTAGGGCTTGATCCATCGTCAAAGTCATACTGCGGGATGTAGTCAAACGAAATATTCGAAATAGCCCACGAAGACGGAGATCCCATACGCTGCAAAAGGGCCGGAGCATGATCCTCATGGACAAGAATCATGGTGTCACCTGACTGCGTATACTGAATTTGCATCAATTCCGCGGTTGTATAGGTCGTAACTACGGTCGTTTGAAATACATCGTTGTAATACACGTCAATGGCATTGTTGCGAAACACCATCAAATAGGCTTGTGTATTAGAAAAGATGAATGGGATGACGCGGAATTGCTCACCAATATCATCAATAAAGTTCATTCCCGGACGGCGTTTAACGCCACCTTGAGGCAAACAAAGCACGTTATCTCCAACGGACATGCCGTTGAAGTATTGTTTGGTATCAATTCGGGCTAGAAGTCGAGTGTCAAGAACGCCGGAATTGAATGCAGATTGAACCTTGTATTGCTTGCTCACGAACGAGTCTCAATGTAATCAAATGCCTGTACAGCGACGGCAGGAGATTGCTGAGAATCGGCAAACCTAGCCCGCTTCATTTGCTCTACATGCTTCAGTTCATAGGTTTCCGCGAGAGAGCGGTTTGAGGTCACAATCAATGCAAACTCAGAAGCCAACTTATATTCCAAGGCGAGTTGGAAGTAAGCCGGGAACAAGCCCTCATTTGGACGCATGAGGTAATCCACGTCCATTTCCGTGACGTTTGCGAAGATTTTGTCTTCGTATACCTGATAATCAGTATTAGGAATTACCCGATACAGCATCAGAAGATCGGATGGGAGCTGAAATGCGTATTCCCAATCATTCAATGGGGCAGATGTAAGTCGCGCCAGCGTGCGTTTTGCGGCTGCGAAGCGCCAACGGTGATCCGTTAATAAGGCGCGGAGAGTGGGTTCGTAAAGGTTTGCTGCTGCGATGCCCTGAGCGCCGCCTTCCGTAAATGAAGAAATCGGCGGTGCGCCGAGTCTTACAAATGCGTTTGAGCAGATTTCAATAGCAGTTGCCATATACCAACCTCAGAAATTAGGTGGGAAGGACTTACACCACAAATGTGGATGCCTTCCCGGTATCACGGGGAGTGATTAGGCAGAGGTCAAGCCTTCGCCAACAGAGTAGGTGCTACCTGATACTGCGATCTGGCTGAAACCAAAACCGTCAGAGCAGAACAGCATTACGACGTCGCCAGCGGCCATACCGTAATCTACTGCGTTGTTGAAGTAACCAGATGCACGTACGTTAGCCAAAGTTTCGGCTTCCTTGTACATCCAGAGAGTACCACCGTCAGAGTTAGCAGTGCCTGCGCGCTGCAAAGTACCTGCTGAAAATGCCATGATGATGTCTCCTTATCAGGCGGTGTCGTCAGACTTGATTTCAACGAAGCCGTCATTGTCACGGACAACAGCACCAGCCTTCAACAGACCGTTCACCAACCAAGAGGTCTTCTGAGCGATGTAGTTGATTTCGGTCTTGATGTCGATACCGACAGCCATACCCAGAGAATCACGATGGAAAGCCCATGCAGAAGCGGAAGAAGTGCCGCCGCCTGCAAGACCGCCTTCGCTACGATCATCAACGAGAATGAACTTGAAGCCGTAGAAGGTATCAATGTCACCAGCTACCAAAGCTTTTACATTCATGTAATCGCTAGAGGTTGCCTGAGTAGTGCCAAGGAGCTGCTGCTTCTGAGTCTTGTTGAACAGAATGAAGCGGCCTTCCATCGGAGCGCCAACGCCATCAAGGTATGCACCAGCCTGACGTACTGAAGCCACATCGAAACCTGCGGTTGCAGTGATGTCGGTGTGGGTAGAAGTACCAGATGCCATTGCATCAATGATGAGCTGATCTTCACGACGGCCCAGAGCGTTAGCAATTACAGATGCCAGTTCGCTCTTTTCATCGAAGTTTACTTCTGCCTGATCGAAAATATCGGTGTATTCCGGAGCATTCCAGTTTTCCAGAGTACAAGTAATCAGGCTGTGAGAGATGTCCATAGGGGTAACATCAGCCTGCGAAGCCTTCTGGTTCGCCAAGCCCTTACCCATCTTACGGAACTTATAAGTATCGCCAACCACACCAGAACGCAAGGTTACTGCGCCACGCAGCTTCCCGGCTGACTGATAGGCATGCTTGACCATACTATCAAACTCAGTCTGAGCGACTGAAGAAAGATACTTAGACATAATTGTCTCCTAAATGGTTAAACAAATCAGTTCTTGCTTTTCCTGATTCAGTGGCCTCGGAAGGGGTGAATCATTAAAGCGTTCACTCCAATCGGGCCATCCATTTAGGACGGGTAGCGACTAGCTATGTGAATACAGGATATACCCGTATAGGCTGATAATAACAAATTAATTGTGCAATGCAACAAATAAAAACCGCCCCGAAGGGCGGCTTATATTTTGGAGTGTATTTCAATCAGCCGGGCAGAATGGCCTGCGCCTTTTTCTGAATCTCTGCGCGATAAGCAGGGTCAGAATAATAACGCTCGGATTGTACTGCGCGACGGAAATCATCTTCGGTAAATGCCGGGAGATTGGCTGATTCGCCAGTCTTGTGCATTTGGGTTCCGCGGGTCTTGGAAATAATCTTTTCCATCAGCTCGACCTGTGCAGCGGTGGTTAACATGGAGGAATAGGCATCCATATCGTCCTTCGATAAATTGTTCATGCCCCAGCCAGATAGTGCGGCGAGGCGTTGATCTGCCTTGTCGCCAAGCATCTGCTTTTGCTGCTGTGCATCTGCGCCGATCTCGTTAATGATGGACTGCTGATAGCCGACAAAGATATTGAACAGCTTTTGAGCCGTTTCATTGGACATATTGGATTCTTTGGCAACCTTCAAAAAATCCTTATAGGCTGGAAGTTCGGCGTCGATTTCGCCTTCTGCGCCTTCCGGTAAGCCTAATTCGTACTCTTCTGGAGCGCCGACAAAGCCGCCTAGTTTGGAGCGGAGTTCGTTGTAGCCCTTTGCCTGTTCTTTGATGGCTTCTTCAAGCCCACGGCCACCCTGCAAATAGCGATCCTGAAGCCACTCAGGGCGTTCTAATGCTGGGCCGGCATCCTTTTCGATTTCTTCGTTGATCTGCGCTGTAGCGGCTTCCTGCTGCGTTTCAGCGGCATCGGCGGCAGCGCCGCTCAATAGACTTTCTTCGCTCATGATTTATCCCCGTGGTTGTTGAGTGATCGCAATTTGGTCAAGGATCTCCTTAACAAGCTGCTGTTTGCCATCTCGCATGGCGCATTCACGCACCGAAGCGGAACCATCCGGAACCCCTCCTGTGCAGAATCTTGATACCCATTCCTCTAGGATCTTTTGTCCCTCGGAAGAGGTGAAGGTGTTGAAGTAAGCCTGCGCTCGTTTCTGGCGGGCTTCTTCTACCTGACGCTCGTGATCCTCAGTAGAGGATTCGTCAAGCCAATCGTATTCATCCATAGCTTATTGTGCTTGTTGTTGTGCTTGCATCATTGCGGCAGCCTGCATTGCCTGCTGCTGTTGCTGCTTAATCATCTCTTTTTCGGCCTCAGTGCGGATCAATTCCGGGTCTGTGCCTAATTTACGAGCAATGTAACCCGCAAAATTCTCTACCTTGAGGTCGAGCATGACTTGTTCCGGCGGTACGCCAGAGTTCAGAGCCATCGTCATGGCCTGCATTGCAAGCTGGGCGTCTTCGTATTCAGCCGCACGAGCCATGTTATTCAGGTATTTCAAGCGTACATTCTCGCCATCAATGGTGACATCGGGAATTTTCCCGGCCATCTTGAGGACATCAAATGCGCGGCGGAAGGTTGCTCCGGCCAGTTCGACGGAGAGACGGCCAAAGGTTGCGCCAGCTTCCTGCAAGTCAATCTGACGGCGGATGCTGATTTCTGTGGCGGTCTTCGTCGGGTCGGTAATATCGCCAATAGGCTTCGCAAACAGCGCACGGTTGACGTTATCCCGACGGCGCTCGTACTCAAGCTCGTGGAATTGGACGTTCGCACCCGTAGCCAGCGGCTTCAACGTCGGGTTGTCATTACTGTTGGAAGAAACAGGAATAGCGATACCCGGAGCAATGCGGAAGGTATATGGGTTGAAGATGCCGTCATCCGTTGCAGTCCAAACGCCAAGGACGCTAAGAGCGGCAGACTTCAGAGAGTATTCGCCCATGACGTTCAGCGTCTTAATGTCCGGAAGGACAGACATTACAGGGCCACGGCCATAGACTTCGCCGGAAACTACCTGTGAGCGGAACACAATCCACGGGCTAGATACACCGAATTCCTCTTCGTAGATCACTTCCTTGTCGGATTCGATCATCACATAGAGGCAGTATTCGCCATTTTCTTCGCAGACACCCTCAAGAATGTCGATTTCCTCGTCTGGATTTGCTTCCATACGATCCAGATACTTCTGAGGGATACGGGCATCCGGCCAAATTCGGTCAATTCCGCGTAATGGAATCTTGCTTTTACGCCATACGTCGGCTACTTCGCCGCGTCCGTTAGATGCCAGCACGATGTTAGATAGCGGGATGGAGTCGAAAATCAGCTCATCATTCTCCGCGTCATAGTCGCAGGTCATTGCGCCAGTAGAGATTGCAAGGTCTACGCAAGCCTCATTGACGCGCTGATCGAAGTTTGAGCGATGGATGTAGGAAAAGACAGTATCCGCAAGGCGGTCAAGGGCTTCGGCAATCGTGATCTGCTCACCGAAGTAATCGACCATTGCTTCGTCATCAACCATGCCACCCGGTACTACAGTAATCCATTTCTGGCCCGGCGGGACTACGGTTTGCTGCACACGATTGGCGTAAATCTGAACAGCTTGCATAGCAGTATTGTCATGCAGGTGCGTGTTCTTCTTTTGGCCTTTGGTGTACTCAAAGAGAGCCTCACGCTGAGGCACTGTGTAGCGATAGCACTCGTAAAAGTGGCTATACCAGCTTGAATCCCGACGCTTGAGGGCCGTCGAGTACCGCTTCCAGAGTGCCTTGCTATCCATAATTTAGCCCAGAGTTTCTTTCTTATCTTCTGCGCCCATTGCGCCACCAGTCAGAAGAGAACGGCGACCTGCGCGGCGAGAGCCAGCCTTAGCTGCGCGTTCTGCGATCTCAGATTTCTGGCCTGCTGCCGTTTCCAATTGTGAGCGTTCCAGAGACTTTTGCGCTTCAGTCGGCTCAAATGGTTTTGGCTTTGGAGGAGAAAAAATGCTGCCCATTTTTCAGTTCCTTATAAAGTTGATATGGGGTGATAATCCACCACTTCTTAATACCTAAAAATGCCTTGGCCTGCTCTACGCAGTTCAATGGCCCAACCACTCCCCTTAATCTTCCGATGCTTACCTTTCGAGTAACTCGGACTGTCTTGCCTAAATAACCGAAATCGGTTAGAGGCGGATAAACAGTTGTTTCAGTATATCCTATTCTTGGATCAATCAATACATCTGCGTTTGGTTTGTGAATTACGACGCAAACATGGCTAAATCCCGGCTCTAAAATGGCATTAAGCCACTTCTTGTAATTCGCCTGCCGGAATATCACTGTCGCCCTTACGAGGTCTTCCCCGCTTAGTGACAACAGGCTTGGCATCGGTGTTTGGCGATACAACCAATTTATCATCCTGAATGCTCCCCGTGTATCCGTCGATGGTGTTTGCTACTGCGTCAGCAAAGAGGCGCTGCTGCTGAATCTTGCTCAAATTAGTTTTCATTGAGAATGTCAGCGGGCTGAGAGAAAGCAGCTCGCAAGTTCTTGTCAGGCTTTGCTGGGCGTAAATGCTTTCAACAGCTAGACACAAGACGGATTGCTCCGGGGTAATACCGGAAATATCACATTTAATCTTCATAAAACTCCCCGTTAAAAAATATCAAATCCAGACGCCTGAATTGGCGCGGATCTGGTCTGTGTGTTCCGCAAGGATACAGCAAGATAGCGGAATGCGTCTGCCCCGTGGCTTGACCAATCATGGAGCGGCTTTTCGTTGAAGATGCCTTTACGCTCATCAAACTCTTTTCGGTAGTTTTTGAGGCAGCGGATACCTTCGCGGCAATTGTTTTCGTCAAACCAGCAACGATGCAAGATGTTGCGGACTGTGTTGATGCCGCCCATCAGGTCAACTCTCGGCACTCGAATGAAATTAATCCCCATTTTCTGGGCGACTTCGTGCCTGCTCTTTCCTGTTCCCATTTCCCTGACGGATATATCGTGCGGGGCAAAATGATGCTGATAGACGATATTGTGCTTGTCACGCCACTCGTGCAAATAGTTGATGTAGTGGTTTAGGCCGTGATTGTTGTTTTCGTAGTAGTTGACTACGCGGATTTCCTGCCCATGTTGCTGATACCACCAGATCGCGGTAGCGTCTGACATGCCCAAGTCCCAGACGGTGTTGACCGGGAGTGCGTTATCCACAGGCACGGAGGTCACTTGATCTTTGTTCTGCATCATGATCTCAGCGTAGTACGCGCCATCCTTGTTCTGGAGCGGCTGACCGAGCCAGATATGCTCGTACATGATGGGGTTTTTAGCCTGCAACAGCTCGGCTTCTTCTACCGTTGCGCTATCAAGGTATGGGTTGTCTAGGTAGTCAATGTGGACTACTACGGTATCCGGTGGGGGATCAACTACAAACCGTTGGTAGGTCGAGTCGAGTTCGTCATAGGGGTTGAAAGTAATCCAAATCTCTGCACCGGCCTCACGGATGGTAGGCAGCAAGGTGCGCCAGCTCGTCTCGGAGACCGATTCAGCTTCTTCCACCCATACGCGAGAGATGCCTTCCATTGATTTGATGGCGGTGACGTTAGAGCGCAAGCCCTCAAATACAAACTCGCTGCCATTCTTGCCGTAGATGGCGTTATTCTGAATGTCGAAGAAGGACTCTAGCCCTAATAGCTCGATCTGCTTAGCAAGGACGCTAATCACAGACTGGCGGATAGACTTCTGGATCTCACGACAGCAGAGGATTCTGTGTTTCTCTGCGTAGGCATCCAGCACTAACATCCGAGCTACATGCCAAGATTTACCAGATCCTCGGCCTCCCTTGAGTACCTTATATCTGTGATGCTCTAATGTAGGGGCGAGTTTTGGTTCAAACTCAATATCAAGACTTGCTGCCATCTTTCACAATCATATTGATCTGTACAGGCAGGGAATCTTCACCATTACCGCCAGTAAGTTGTGTGGCGGATAGGTCAGGCACGGTTTTCTTGAGCAGAATCTCGGCAGCTCGAATCTGAGTAGATGACATTTCTGCATCTTCCAGCACATGAGCCATGAGCTTTTTTATCACCAAGGTGGTCTTAATCTTGTTCCTAGATTCCTCAGTGTGTTGCCTTCTTCCAGTACCGTTCGTACTCATTTGATTCTACTCCCCTTTCTTGCTCGGACTTAGATTATCTCACCCCATTCTAGTACACCTGAAGCAATGCCCGTAGAGGCGGTGCTTTCTAGTCCTAGATAGGTTCCCGGTGGGATGGTGAATTGGATTCTTTCGGGGTTTGGATTGGTGAGGTCTACCATTCTCGGCTGTTGGGTGATTACTACAGTTACCAAGTCCATTAGTGCGTGGTTATAACTAGTGGCTCTTACCGCTGATGCGTCCATTTGTGGGGAATCGCAGTACATGCCGCTGTGACTGTTTACGGGTTGGAAGGTGGCGCCGGTAATGGCGGCTGCGTTAGTTGTTATCCAGAGGCGGTAGGTCGATTTTTTGTCCGCACTCAGCATCATTCGGGCAAGTTCGACTAATTGGGTGTTACCTGAAGGGTTCCAAAGCGTCAGGATCGGGGTTGCTGTTGATACGGATACGCCATCAGCATAAGCGGAGTAGTAGGTCTGATACGCAAACTGGTTTCCGGAGTTGCCTCCGAGATATTCCGTTACTACAACCTGTGAGCCGTTTTCTCTTGGAAGTACCCAGACGTTTGTGTCGTGGGCTTCAAAGTCCATCACCATTCCAGACCGGAGTGCGTGGGCTACTCGGTTTGAGGTGGCGGGTTTGTTGTCCGTCAGGACAAGATAGCAATCGCCGTGGATTGCTTGAACTTTGAATCTGCCTTGGCCCTGATTTACCCGCACATATTGTGTGGGATCTAGGGATATACGGTTTGTAGCTACAGGCATTAGACCATTCTGCCTTTCTTAGATTTACGCTTGACGCCTTCTTTCATCATGCGCTTTGCTTCTGCCATGCTCATTCCGTATTTCTTAGCGACCTTTGGATCGTTAGCAGCGGCGGCAAAAAGGCGATGCTGTTTCTCTGTGTACGGCATTGCTATATCTCGTTAATGGAAATCAGGCATTTATTTTCATTTGCGCAGCGGATAATTGTCAACTTATCTATCTGCGAGTCGTCTTCCCATACGCCGGATTTTGTTAGCGAGTCCAAAACAGACTTAGCGTAATTATCAATATCGCGCCTGCGGTTATCTGGTGGATATAGCTCAATTCGTACCTCCAATCGTACTGTCAATGGTACTGAAACCTGTACGCAATTTCGTACGCTTTCCACATATTCCCGGCCCTTCTTCGACATGATCGTCGTGCAGATGTTTCCGCGGCGGAATGCGCGATACATGGAATTTACCGAGGGAGGAAACGGAAGTTCAAATGTCAGGCCGGAATTTTTTACCTCTGCCATAAGTAACTAAATATAGCACAACTGAGGTGAAAAGTCAATGAAAACAATATATTACCTATTCAAAATCGTAAAAGTTGGGATCGACATATCCGTGTTTTTTAATCTGTTCTAACATTTCGATTTTTAGATTTGTAACTTCCAATAGGTGTTCTTGGGTTCCGTATTGGAACTCCCACTGTTTCATCCCGACCTTGTGGATGCCCTGCTGCCCGGTGTGATGGTTCATGCAGAGCGGGATGGTATACATGTCATGCGCCTTCTGTCCCATGCCTCTATATCGCACCCCGATAAGGTGATGGATCTGGGGTGGTTGCCCGCAGATTGCACAGCCCATTTCTGCAAGCGCCTCAAAACGCTCTCTGCGCTCTTGTTTTGATAGGGGCGGTGGGTTAGTACCTTTTTGCATAGATCGTCGATTCTAGGGCGTTTGAGGGGCGTCTGAGGGCATGTTTAAAGCATATTCATAGCTGCTCGTTCATCGGCGCGCTGTGTACGCCAGACTTCAAGCTCTAATTTGGCAGCTTCGTACCCAAATCTAGCACGCTCTTCTTCCTCGACTGCAACCTTCAAGCCTAGCAACAAATCCTGATAATCTTTGTGGGCATAGGCTTCGCGTTCTTGCTTGGCGGTAATGCTTTCGCCAGACACTTCGGCCTGTTTCATCAAAATTGCTTTTTTGGATTTCCGGAACTGTTCTAGGTAAACCCGTTCGGCTTTGGATTCTGCGTACTTCTTGCCAGCGACACGCAAAACTTTAATCAGCTCTTCCGGGCTGCGTGGATCTAAATTCATTTCTTTTTCCTCTTCGGTTGCCAGTCCTCTTCCGGGATGATAAATATTGAACCTTCGCCGTAGGGTTTGCCGGCGACGAGCTTGCCTTTCTCGTGTATGCACAATGTGTGTACATCTCCGAATACCTGACGCATTTGGTCAACTACCTTAGCTAATTCGGGCCAGCGTTTTCTGTTTGCTTCTCGGCTCATACTTCCACCTCGCCGTACAAGCTAGGGAATTTTCCGTTCTCATCTGGTGGCGGAAAAGGCATGTGCGGCATTCCGTGTTCCGGAATCCATTGTTGAGAGCGAGCGTCAAACCAAAACTGAAACAAGCCCTCAAACTCGCCATGACGCTGTTTCGCTATTCGGATGTAGCCGTCAGGCTCAGAGCGGTCGTATTCCTGCATCATGCGGATCTTGGCTTCTTTCACCTTGTTCCGGCTGATAATCAGCAGGTTGTCCGTCAAATCCACAATTTCACCAGCACCCTTGACTGAGTATTTGTCCGGCATGGCCTTTTCGTCAGCAGCTTTGCGGATGTGATGAACGAGATGAATGTGGATCTGGTGTTCCTTGGCAGCCCACGCTAAAGCATCAACGAAGTCACGCTGGTTTTCGTTTTCCATCTTTACGCCGC